GGCATATGGCAGTCCCTGTCAAGGGGAACATGAGGAAATTACATTGTATATATCAATGTCATCCATAGATGGTGTGAGTGGTAGACAGACATGGGACTGGGAGTAGAAGTGTTTTAAACTACAATCAACCATAGGAATTCCAGACTCATCTATTAACATGTATGGATATGTATTCTCATCAAGAATAGAAGTTAATTGATTACTTTGATCATAAACTGGAGATGTTTTTACAGGTGAATCATAGATGAAAGAGATATACTTGTAGTAAGATGGTGAAACAACAGAGTCTTTATAATTAATCTTAAGGAAAGAATAATCAC